CCGTGGCAGCGTGCCGCACATCGTTGACCTGTGGGCACGGGGAGAAGAATCTATCCGCGCTATGTACAACGATGAGAGCATGTGGCTGGGGCGTGAAGGTGTGGCGCTGATCGAGGGGAAGAAGGGTATCAAGCTGCCCAGCGGGCTCTACATCAGCTACCCACAACTCCACCGTGCACAGGGTGAGCGCTTTGTTGAGTGGCGATATAAGGACGACACTGGTGTGGTGAACATCTACGGTGGGAAGCTCATCGAGAACCTCACCCAAGCACTGGCACGTATCATCGTCATGAGTCAGATGCTACGCATCTCCCGTAAGTTACCCGTCAAACTCACTGTGCACGACAGCGTGATAGCATTGGCTCGCGAGGACGAGCGCCAAGCGGCGAGGGCTTACGTCGAGTCTTGCATGCGCTGGGTGCCTGACTGGGCTCAGGGGTGCCCGCTCAACTGTGAATCGAAGTGGGGCTACAACTATGGAGAACTGCATGAAGACTGACGAGGTCATCGACTACGCTATGCCGATGATGAAGATCCAGCAGATGCTGCGCAAAGCGCATGACCTGTGCCTTGAGCACCACTACGCCGAGGCCCGTGAAGTGGCCTTGCAGCTTGGGGCAGAAGCGCGTATCCTCCAGCACACGCTATCCATCATGGAGGACGGGCCTATGGCCCGCGCTGCCACGTCATGAGCCTGCCTGGACCTTGGTCGTTCTCGTCTCTCAAGTCGTTCAAAACTTGTCCAAAAAAGTTTTTTGAGATCAAGGTCGCAAGAAACTACAAGGAGCCTGAGTACACCGAGGCCACGCTGTACGGGTCGAACTTTCACGAGGCAGCGGAGCGGTACATCCGCGACGGGGTGGATCTGCCCGAGGCGTTCAACTACGTCAAGGGCCAGCTTGACACGCTCCGTGCGCTGCCCGGGGAGAAGTTCTGCGAGTACGAGATGGGGTTGACGAAGGACTTCGAGCCCTGTGGGTTCAGAGATCCGAACGTCTGGTGCCGGGGCATCGCTGACTTGCTCATCGTCAACCATGAGACCGGTGTTGCACGGGTCATCGACTACAAGACCGGCAAGTCGGCCAAGTATGCCGACACTGCGCAGCTCGAACTCATGGCCTTGATGGTCTTCAAGCACTTCCCGGAGATCAAGAAGGTCAAAGCAGGGCTGCTGTTCGTCGTGGCGAACTCGTTCAAGCCAGCGGTGTATGCCTCTGAGCAAGAGAAGATCTACTGGCAGCAGTGGATGGCTGACGTCAAGCGTCTTGAGAATGCACACCGCACGGGTGTGTGGAACCCCAATCCTTCGGGACTCTGTAAGAGACACTGTGTGGTGATGTCTTGCCCGCACAACGGGCTAAATGGAGGTTGAAATGCCTTACAAGAACAAGGCTGACCGCGACCATAAGAAGGAATACGCCGACTTCTTGGCGGATGGTGGACGTGCCAAGCAGTCCGAACGTCAGCGGGCGCGACGTGCTTGGGACAAAGAGAACGGCAAGGCGTCACGGAAAGGTAAAGCTCTCGACCACGTTACCCCCATCAAGGATGGTGGCAAGAGCAAGCCGGGGAACGTGAAGCTCAAGAGCTTCAGCGCAAACAGCGCACGCAATTTCAAGGGACCGAAGTCCGGGGGCTGACCCCGGGTTCTCCCTATACCGCCTAGCATCGCAAGGTGCTAGGCTTGTCCGCCCTTCGGGGCTCTGAGCTTGACGGACTTTGTCCCTCAAGCGGTTTCCGTTTGTCTAGGAGCGCAAGTGAAACAACATGTCATGGTAGATATCGAGACCCTTGGTACACGTCCGGGGGACATCATCCTGTCTATTGGCGCTGTGAAATTCAGCGTTGAAGAGGGGATCAAGGGCGAGTTCTATGTCACGATTAACACGGAGTCGTGTAAGGCGGCAGGCCTACGCGCACAGAAGAGCACCCTTGAGTGGTGGAGCAAGCAGTCTGATGCAGCGAGAGAGGCCGCGTTCAAAGGAGAGTTCCCGCTTGAGGTTGCTCTGATCAAGCTCGCGGTATGGATGCCCCCGCTGGAGGACGTAGTTGTGTGGGGCAACGGTGCCAACTTCGACAACGCACTGCTGGCCGCTGCGTACCGGGCTATCAAGCACGATACCCCTTGGCATTTCTGGAATGACAGGTGCTATCGGACTATGTCCACTATGTTCCTCAAAGATCGCATCGAGCGTATAGGTACCGGACACGTCGCGCTTGATGATGCCAAGACTCAGGCAGTGCGGCTGATTCACATGGCGAAGAAGAGCAAGATCACTCTGGAGTGACCCCATGTACAAACACACCGCTGAAAGTCAGCAGTTCTACAAACGTGAAGGTTCGTTCTCGACTCGGCCTTCAGTCCGTGGTGTGAACTTGCTAGGATGGGAGCTGCCTGAACAACTTACACCGGAAGAACAGATTGATTGTCTGAAACGTAGGATCGCGTACCTGAATACGGTCTTAGAAGAGCCTCTCACCAAAGATGAGAGAAAACAGATAGGCATGGAAATAACTAGACGTTGTTCAGAGATCAGCGCACTCAAACCAAGACGGGCTCACATCCGTGAAGGATTATCTAATTTTATCCTTGACGTTGTGAAAGAAAGCGTAACAAAACGGGAATGGAACCGTTTTGTAAACGAAGGCATTAAAAGGTGTGACGCATACTATGGAAGTGATACAAAACAAAGCGCTTCTGCTCCGGCTTCGCAACCCGGAGCGGGTCTTAGCCACGATACCGAAAGCGAAGGTGGTGGCGCAGCATCCGCAGGGCGCTGAGGTACTGGTGCACTGGGGGCTGGATGAGGCGCGGGTGCTGAAGAACATCGGCATCAAAGGGGTGCCGTCCCCCATCGAAGGGCGCTACAAATGGCCGGGGCTTTACAAACCCTTCGACCACCAGCGGACGACAGCATCGTTCATGACGCTCCACAAGCGAGCCTTCTGCTTCAACGACCCGGGCACTGGTAAGACAGCCGCTTTCGCATGGGCTGCGGACTACCTGATGAACAAAGGCTACATCAAGAGAGCCCTCGTCATCTGCCCTCTGTCAATCATGTCCTCAGCATGGCAGGCGGATCTGTTCAAGGTGGTCATGCACCGACGCGTTGACGTGGCCTACGGCGACCGGCGCAAGCGGGCCAAGATCATTCAGTCCGATGCCGAGTTCGTCATCATCAACTTCGACGGCGTGCAGACGGTGCTGGAGGAGCTGAAGGCCGGTGGCTTCGACCTTGTCATCATCGACGAGGCGAACGCTGTGAAGACCGCGACGACTAACCGGTGGAAGGCGCTCAACGAACTGATCACTTCCGACACATGGCTATGGATGGCAACTGGCACCCCTGCGTCCCAAGCACCGACCGACGCCTATGGCCTTGCCAAGATGCTGAACCCCGACTCGGTGCCGAGGTACTTCTACGCTTTTCGTGACATGGTCATGTGGAAAGTCACGCAGTTCAAATGGAAGCAGAAGAACAACGCCGCCGAAATTGTCAACCGGGTACTCCAACCCGCCATCCGCTTCACCAAGGAAGAGTGCCTTGATCTACCAGAGCTTCTATACACCACACGGGAGGTAGAACTGACGCCACAACAACTCAAGTACTACAAGCTCCTGAAAGATCAGTTCATCATGTCGGCGGGCACCGAGACGGTGACGTCAGTCAACGCCGCGACCAACCTCAACAAGCTCCTGCAAGTATCCTCCGGTGCGGTGTACTCCGACGACGGCAACACCGTCGAGTTCGACATCACTAACCGATACAACGTTTTGCTGGAAGCCATCGAGGAGAGCACCCACAAGGTGCTGGTCTTCGTCCCGTACCGGCATGCCATCACAGTGTTGAACGAACGGCTCAAGAAGGACAAGATCGCTGTCGAGGTCATCGACGGCAGTGTGCCGGTGGCGCAGCGCACGAGGATCTTCGCTGCGTTCCAGACCGAGCCTGAGCCGAGGGTGCTGCTCATCCAGCCTGCGGCGGCTTCGCACGGCGTGACCCTGCACGCTGCCAACACGGTGGTGTGGTGGGGCCCTGTGACGTCAAACGAGATCTACCATCAGGCCAACGCCCGCGTGCACCGTGCGGGCCAGAAGAACCCCTGTCTCGTGGTCAGGCTGTGCGGCAGCGGCGTGGAGCGCAAGCTGTACGACTCGCTCGACGGCAAGACCGAGGACATGGAGTCCCTGCTCAACTTATATCGCGAGGAGGTGCTTGACACAGTCAAAGTTCAACCGTAGACTTTCGATCCCAGCCACAGGAGGCCGCATGGAACAGGACATCGAGGCACCCCAGGTGCCCACTGAGAAGCTCGTCAAGGCGTACATCAAGATGCGCGATGCGCGTGCAGCGCTCGCCAAGAAGTACGAGGATGACGACAAAGTCATCAAGGATCAGATGGAACTGATTGAACACGCCCTCATGGACGTGTGCAAGAAAGCGGGTGCAGATAGCATCCGCACCGGAGCAGGCACCGTGATTCGCGGTGTCAAGACGTCGTACTGGACTTCCGACTGGGAGTCTATGCACAACTTCATCAAGGAGAACCAATCGCTTGATCTACTAGAAAGACGCATTGCTCAACGGGCCATGAAAGATTGGCTCGAAGCGAACCCCGACAAGATGCCCAAGGGACTCAACACTGAGTCGAAGTACACCGTGACCGTAAGGAGGTCCTAACATGTCTGAACTCACTCTCTTCCAAACCGGCAACCAACTGCCAGCACATCTGCGCCGCAGCACTGCGGATCTCAGCCCGCTGACCAAGTCGCTCATGGGCGGCGGCAACTCGAAGCGCATCAGCATCGAGAACAACGTCTGGCACATGCTAGTCGGCGGCAAAGAAGTCGCTGTCAACGAAGACCGGGCGATGAACGTCATCGTCATCCGCAGTGCAGATGCGAATCGCCGCACGTTCTACGGCACCACCTACGAGAAGGGTGTCAAGGGCCGTCCGCAGTGCTGGTCTGAAGATGGTGCCAAGCCGCACGCGTCGGTGAAGACCCCGCAGAATCGCACCTGTGCAGGGTGCCCACAAGACATCAAGGGCTCGGGGACCAACGAGTCGAAGGCGTGCCGGTACAGCCGCCCCGTGGCGCTGCTTCTGGAAAACGACATGCAGGGTGACATCTACGCGCTGAACATCAACGCGTCGAGCCTTTTCGGCCAGGGCGAAGGGCGCAAGATGGGCCTTCAGCAGTACGCTCGGTTCCTTGGCGGGCACGGGGTCGAGATCAACGCTGTCGTGACCGAGATGCGCTTCGATGCCACGGCGAACATGAAGCTGGTGTTCAGTGCGGTGCGTCCGCTGACTGAAGAGGAGTACCGGATCGCGGTGGATCGTCAGAACGATCCTGAGGCGGTCAACGCGGTGACCGTGAGCATCGCTGACATGGACAACGTGCCTGCGGCACCTGAGCCTGCTCCTGCGCCCGCTCCTACGCCAGCCCCTGTGGCTGCGCCCGCTCCTGCGGCCAAGACGTTCACCCCTGCGCCTGCGGCCAAGCCCGCTACGTTCAAGGTCACCAAGGACGTGCCAGCACCCGCTGAGGCTGCACCTGTGGTACGCGAAGCCAAGGCCGCTACGCCTGTGGTGGCGGACGGCCC